ATAGATGTAATCGAGGGTAGAGAACCTACCTGGCTACATCCATCTATGAAGTACGAAAAGGGTAGTAACCCGGATCGTGTACTTATCAATATTCCACCAAACCACGCCAAGTCTATGACGGTCACGGTTGACTACGTCACCTGGCAAGTGGTAAGGAATCCCAACTTCCGCGTCCTGATAGTCTCTCAGACTCAGCGCCTCGCGGCAGACTTCCTCTACGCGATTAAGCAACGTCTGACCCATCCAACATATGCCGACTTGCAGAACGCTTACGCGGCAGGGGTTGGCTTTAATAGTAAGTCAGCTTCGTGGCAGGCTACTCGTATTACCTTCGGTGACGAGTTGCGTGACTCCAGCGAAAAAGATCCAAACATCGAGGCCGTTGGTATCGGTGGTCAGATTTACGGTAAGCGTGCCGATATGATTATTGTGGACGACGCCGTTACCTTATCTAACGCAAATGACTTTGAACGCCAGATTAAGTGGCTAACCCAGGACGTAAGATCTCGTCTTAACCCTGGAGCCAAACTGGTTATTATTGGAACACGAGTAGCCTCCGTCGATCTATACCGTGAGCTTCGCTCCGAAGACCGCTACCCCGGCGGTATGATTCCCTGGACATATCTGGCTATGCCGGCCCTTCTAGAATCAGACGAAGATCCTGGCAAATGGGTAACGCTATGGCCAGAATCTGACCAACCCTTTGAAGGCCAGGACGAAAGCCATCGTGATCCAGATACCGGATTCTATCCTCGCTGGTCAGGTAAGAATCTTTTTAATGAACGCCAAGCTATGGATGCCTCAACGTGGGCTCTAGTTTACCAGCAACAAGATATTTCAGATGACGCGGTATTTGATCCAGTATGTGTACGTGGTTCCATTGATGGAATGCGTAAACAAGGTAAGTTGGTAGCAGGAAACCCCGGCCACCCACGCGATCTTAATGGATTCTCTATCGTATGTGGACTCGACCCAGCAATGGTTGGAGATACAGCAGCTATCTGTTACGCCATTGACCGAGCCACTAAGAAAAGATACATAGTAGATGCTATCAAGATTACTCGTCCAAGCCCAGCTGCTATCCGTTCTCTTATCTTTGATTGGACAGAACTCTACAGTCCGTCCGAATGGATCGTCGAAAAGAACGCCTTCCAGTCCTTCTTAACTCAGGACGAAGGTATCCGTCAGAATCTAGCAAGCCGAGGCGTCGTACTTCGTGAGCACCATACTGGGGCCAACAAGTGGGATACCGGATTCGGTGTCGCTTCTATGTCTACTCTCTTTGGTACTAAGCAGTTTGATGGAAGACATCATAGAGATAACTTGATCCACTTACCTAGTGATCAGACCGAAATGATCAAGGCTCTTATCGAGCAGTTGATTACCTGGTCTCCTACCACTAAGGGTAAGACCGATATGGTTATGGCTTTATGGTTCTGCGAGATCCGCGCACGCGAGATGCTCAATTATGGGCAATACGCCACCCATCACTTAAAGAATCCGTTCCTGTCTAGGTCCGAACTAGGGAAGCGAACGGTGGTCAATCTTGATCAACTATTCGCTGATAAAGAACGAACATTCATCTAAGGAGAAAACAATGAAAGAAAAGATGCCAGCTAAGAAGGCAGTAGCAAAGAAGGCAGCAGCACCTGCAAAGATTAAAGTATCACAGGCAACAATCAATGACATTAAGAAAATGGGTATGGCTGAAGCCCTTAAGATGGTAAAGATGTACGCAAGCCAAGGTAAGGGAACTGGTCCAGCTGGCGCCACTGTACGTGCAGAAGGAAGCAAGTTCCTTAAGGGTGAACTCGCAGAAGGTGTTCGCCGTATGTACGGAGATCGCCGCTTTGGTGAAGCTACTGCTGGCACAAAGAAGAAGGCAGCAAAGCCTTCTAGAGCCGCAAATCCAAAGTCGCTTTAATCAAAAACTTTATTAGGAGAAACACATAGTGTTAACAGTCAATGAGGTCAATGCAAAGCTGGGTCGGTTAAAGACCCGGTCTGCCGCACGTGACCAGCGAATGCGCGACGTACTGTCCGTGCGTCAAGGAGACATATCCAAGGTATATCCTTCTATGTTCTCAGAGGACTATCCAAAGCCTCTCGTCGCCAACTTCATTGACGTAGCAGCTCGTGATCTTGCAGAGGCGATGGCTCCGTTACCATCATTTAACTGTGCAGCGGTTAATATGGTATCGGATGCCCAGCGCAAGGCTGCTGATATACGCACTCGTATCGTTAACTATTATATCTCTTCTTCTGATTTACAGCTCCAGAACTATTCTGCTGCCGACTGGTACAACACCTACGGTATGGAAATAGGAATAGTAGAGATGGATTACGAGACCAATAACCCTCGTATTCGTATGCTCAATCCTTTTGGAACATATCCTGAAATGGATCGCTTTGGTCGTACTATCTCTGTTACGCAGGTTATCGTATCTGACGCAGAAACTGTATCAGCTCAGTATCCGGAGTTTGCTTCGCAGATTATGAAGCGTGATTGGTCTACCCCAGGTTCACCATATCTTGAGTTGGTACGTTACCACGACAAAGATCAAGACCTTATCTATCTACCAGACCGTAAGAATTTGGTTCTAGCACGTGTGCCAAATCCAATCGGTCAGTGTATGGCACGTGTGGTCGTCCGTCCTTCACTTGATGGAGAAGCACGTGGTCAGTTTGATGATGTGTTATCGGTACAACTTGCTCGTGCTCGTTTTGCAGTATTGCAAATTCAGGCAGCTGAAAAATCCATTCAAGCTCCTATTGCTATTCCACAAGATGTACAGGAGTTGGCACTTGGACCTGACGCAATTATGCGTTCATCTCAACCACAGAATATTCGCCGTGTTCCACTCGAATTACCAGCAGGTGTATTTACGGAATCTAGCGTACTAGAGCGAGAGCTCCGCCTTGGATCTCGTTATCCAGAATCACGTAATGGTCAGATCGATGCGTCTGTAGTTACAGGTCGTGGAGTCCAGGCACTTCAGGCTGGATTTGATACACAGATCAAAGCAGCACAAGCTCAGTTTGCACGTATCTTTACAGAACTTATAGGCATATGTCTTGAAGTAGATGAGAAGATCTTTGGTAACATTACAAAGACAATCAAGGGTACAGATGATGGTACTCCGTACCAGATGAAGTACACACCTGCTAAAGATATTAAGGGCGATTACTCAGTAGATGTTCGCTATGGCCTTATGTCTGGTATGGATCCAAACCGTGCCATTATTGCTTTGCTTCAGATGCGTTCCGATAAGCTCGTATCACGTGACTATGTACGTCGTGAGCTACCTATTGAGATCAACGTAACTCAAGAAGAACAGCGTGTAGATATTGAAGAGATGCGTGATTCACTCCGTATCGCTATAGCTCAATATGCTCAAGCCATCCCTGCTATTGCAGCACAGGGTCAAGACCCAACACAAATCGTCACTCGTCTTGCAGAGGTTATCAAAGGACGTCAAAAAGGTATTGCCTTAGAGTCTATTGTAGAAAAAATCTTTGCTCCGGAGCCAGCACCCGCTCCAGAACCAATGCAACCAGAAATGGCTGCACAACCAGGTGCTCCTATGACTCCAGCAGCAGGAGAGACCCCAGCTCCTGCCTCGCAGCAACCACAAGAACAAACTGGTGCGGCCCCTGCTGCTGGTCAATCTCAACCCGATATAGCGCAACTACTAGCCGGTATTACCGGCGGAAGATAGTGGAGGAGGTGTAAATATGAATAAGGGATCACGTGCAGCTGCACCACTATCTAAGCCTGTCGAGGGCAAGAAGGATACAGCAAAGACTCCAGGTAAGGTGTACTTCGGTACAACTCCAGCAGGACGCAGAGGTTAATTTGATGAAAGGTGTACTGGGTGTCAGAAAACGATAAAAGGCTTCCACGCCCAGTACGCCTGTCAGATGTTGCTGTAGTAACAGCAGGGCTTGTAATGAATCTTACTAAGTCAGTAAGCACATTTTGCGAAGATCTATATGAGTTATCTATATATCACGCTAATCGCAAAACAAAAGAAAACGAAGTGTGGCAAGAAATGACCACCGATCTAGAAACATTATGGGAGGAAACAGATGGCAAATAATCCAGCAGCTGGAGTTTCCGGCCCAGGTTCTTATTCAAAGCGCACAGATGTTGGAACACCGGAGATGAAGATGGGATCCATCGCATATGGTGAAGGCGTAGAGACGCAGGCTATTAAGTCTGGCGCTCCGCTTTCTAAAACTCCAGATACACGTCCAGCACCAGCTTCAGAAGTTCGCTCTGCTGCGCAAGCTCCGTCGATTGGGCTCTTTGACGAGTCACAACGCAAGCAAGAGCCTATTACATCAGGTATTGATCGTGGAGAAGGCGTTGGTTCAAACGCCCTAGGTATGCAAAAGGTTCAAGTAAAACTATCAGATTCATTGGCAACAATG